CTAGGAGTATAGTAACTGAATGTAGGTGGTGGAGTTCTAAGTCTGTGGCAGAACCACAAACGCAACACTCCGTTTTCTTCTCATAGGCTGCTTTAGCCCTGTCGCGAACCCACTTTACAGGGATTCGCTTATTTGTGTTTTTTGCCATTATTTCAAAGTACTCCACAATTACCTAGTATTATAGCAGAACAGCAACAAAAAGTCAATGCATAAATTTCCTCTGCTATTATACAGTATAGGTGTACAGTGCATACCTGACGGCATCAGCCATGTGACTATAATCATCATGCATTGGTCGTTCACGTTGCAGCCCCTCACGTTGATCCCAGCGATACTGGTCAAACATGGCTCGCACGTTAGTGCAATGTGGGGCAACCTTTAATCGACCTTGTTGTAGTAAGGTCTGAACATACGCAATGCCTGGTAAGACATCTTTTTTAGCTTTGGTAGTTGAAATGTTATATAAGTAGGCAAGGTCACCTGCAAACTGTGCAGCAGCCGAATCAATAAACGTAACTTCAACCCCGTGCTTTAAATTCATTGCGGTAAATTCCGCAGCGTGTTCAGCTGTGGTCTTTTCCGATTTTAAGTACTCATCGACAATATAAAAGCAATCGCGGTTCCAATCGTAAACGATAGCGCAATAAGCAGTAGCGTCTCGGTAACCAGGGTCGCATCCAGCAAACGCCTCACCTTTAATATCTTCTGGAATTTCAACAACATCTGTGTCCTGTAATGTATAAATCTGACCCTCAAATACAGTAAATGAGGCTAAATATTCTTGTTCGAACTCGGCTTTTGACATTGAGCGACGTGCTTCTGCAACGTCTGATTCAGCCATGCGAGTATTTTCTGTGTAATCAGCTTGTAAGCTAATCCACTCTGGGAAGTTGGGATCAAAGCCACGATTCCAAAACTGCGAAAACCAATTGTTACGACCACGAGGTGTGGAGATAAAAATAGCTTTTGCTTGAGGCTTGTCTAGTGTAGGTCGTAGTGCAACATTAAAAGCTGCTTCACCGCCCTCGCCTAGTGCAGCCTCGTCAAATATGATTAGGTCATACGATCTACCAACAGTACTATCAACGGTACTAAGAGAACCCATACGAATGGTACTACCGTTACTGAGTTCGATAATTTTGTCTTTGAGGTTGTCACGTGCGACTTCGAGGTCGAAGTGCTTGATAAGTTTGCGTTGGAGTTCAAAGGATATACTGGATAAGTTATAGTTAGGTGAAATGATTAGCACGTTACTGCCAGGCACTAAGGTAACTAGCTGACCGATAATATTGGCAATGTACGTTTTACCTAGTCGACGTGCCAGGGCAGCACAGATAAAACGGTACTTGGGATCGTTGACTGCGTTTATGAGTGCAATCTGTGGGCGATTGATTGTATCGTATACATCTAAGAGCTTTAGGTAATTTGTTATGGGTAGCTTAATAAACCTCAGTTGAGGATCAATTTCTTGTATAACATCGACATTAATGTCGGGGCGACTGACTACTAACATTTTTTATTCATCTTTTATTAATATAAAACCTAAACGGTCTCCACACTCACTAGCATAGAATTCGTCTTGCCATACGGGTACAATAGTTTGGGCAGTATGGTTTGCAAAGTCGTCGTTGTAACGGAAGTGTACTTCTATTACCTTATCACCAATAACCTCAACATTAAACCAAGGATACTTGTCTGCCACTACTTGCAGTACTGGTGGTAGTTCAAAAATGTCTTGAACACGGCTCCAGTGCGAAAATCTATCCAATCGATGTGGATTGGTTTTAAATCCTTCAACTGCTAAGGTTTGCTTGCCGTAGTTGTAGTCAAAACTTAAGTGTCTGCCTGTAAACACCTCACACCAAAAATACCCGTCAGGAATTGAGTCGCGGTCCAAGTATTCTACAGTAGCACCTACGCCCATCATTTTTAGGTTTATTACTGGGCGTACTATATACTTACCTGGTTTAGGGGCTATTCCTGCTGGGCCGCAGTAGTATCCTAGTCGTTTAGCTAAAATTAGTTTATCAGCACACCAAAGGTCTTCGGGATTGATTTTGTCGTATACATCCGCATCTCCAATTTGTGGTAGCATTTTAACTCCAGTACTTGCTTGAGTCTAGGTTATCCCAATAAGCTTTGTTGTTGCGATTCCAGAAATTCTTGATTAAGTACTTTGACATACCAAAATAACCCATTTTGCGAAACCTACGTGAGTCTTGTCCAAAGTAGTGATTAACTAAACGGAACTTGTTAACACTATACTTGCGACTCAGGAAGTAGTCTTCGCTAGTAGCAAACTGTTCAGGGAATCCGCCTAGTTCTTGAAACTTGTCACGGCGCGTTAACATAAATGCACCTACTGCAAATGGTGAAAAGTATTTTAGTATGTTGTTTATTACATTAAATATTGCGAAACCAAGCTGTGCGCGTAGATCACTATCATAACACTTAACATTTAATCCAACTAAATCTAAGTTTTCGGCTTCTAGTACATTGACTGCGTCGTGGATAACTGTGGGTTTAAAGAAACGCACATCTGCGTCAATAAATAAAATATAAGGAGTTGTTGCTAATTGAGCTCCACGGTTCTTTGCTAATGAAACAGGTCCACCTTCAATAACTTCAATGTTAAGCCGTGGTCGATATAAGTCTATTACGCTACGAGTTTTGTCCGTAGAGCAATCAGCAATAATAATCTTAGTAAATCCGACTTCTTGAGTTATTAGACTATCTAGTAAGTGGGCTATATAGTTTTCCTCATTTTTCGAGGGTATTACTATTGTTATCTTTTCGCTTAGGTTCATCACTACTCCTTGTCCATGTTACGATTTCCCAACGTCCATCGTGATGTTCTACAAGTGCAGTACATGACTCCACCCAGTCTCCGTCATTCATGTACATCACACCATCAATCTCTTTAATTTCTGCATGATGTATATGTCCACATATTACTCCGTCATATCCTCGTTTTTTACAGTAACCTGCTAGATTCTGCTCAAACTTAAACATAAAGTCTACGGCTTTTTTGACTTTGTGCTTAAGGAACTTGCTAAGGCTAAAGTACCCAAAACCCAAACGACGACGTATCCAATTATATTTAGAGTTGAGTGATAAAACGAAGTCATATGCTTTGTCTCCTAAAAATGCTATCCAAGGCGCTAAACGAGTAATCCCGTCAAATAAGTCACCGTGTGTTACTAAGTAGTGTTTACCATCAGCACCTATGTGCTCGATTTGATTATGTATTTCAACTAGTCCGAAACTAAAGCCGTATGGTATCATAGGTCTTAAGAACTCATCATGATTACCTGCTATGTAAACAACTCGTGTACCTCGTTTAGCATGACCTAGTACACGTCTAACTACTGAAGTATGTGATTGTTTCCAACGCCACTTGTTTTGTTGAATTCGCCAAGCGTCAATGATATCACCAACTAAATAAAGTGTTTCGCAAGTGTTGTGTTTTAAAAAGTTGTTGAGTCGGTCTGCCTGTGAGTCACGAGTGCCTAAGTGTACATCGCTAATAAATATTGAGCGATATGTGGTAGGCAACATTAAACACCTTCGCCAGTAATTAAACGCTGCACTAGTTGTGAATACTTTGATCCATCTAGTGCGTCATTGATTTGAACATTAACTTGTTTTTGCGGGCCAACAGCTTGTTGCGCTTTGGCTAGCTGTATTTCACGATCCATTAAGTCCATTGACATTTTGTGTGACATTTGTAGCAATTCAGCAATATCTTTGGTGCTACCAGTTTGTGATTCTTCCAACTCCGAAAATTTTTGTTTGATTAGTGCATCCATAGCACGTCGCATAAGAAAACGGTTGTTGTAGCCTGAATCGAAGAATACTGAATCAATATATGATTTTACTTCACGTTTAGCTAATAAGCTAGTTACCACTTCAGGATCTAAATCTAATTCTTGAGCGACAGCGCGTGCATCATTAAGTTGCAGGTAGGCATTGGCAACTTCTAGTGCTTCGGGGCTGATGCGTACAGTTTCTGCAGGTAAATGAGTGGTCATAATTGTGTCCTTTTGTGTTG